CAACCGCATGGATGACACCGTGTTTGATATGTTCCAAGAGATTGCTGATGCTCCTGGGGAAATCTATGACATCCCTGAGATGACTGATAGAAAATTTGATGTAGAGGATTACATCAACGGCGACACTGATTACTGATAGTTAAGGTGTCAAGTCCTGAGCAAGACTATAAACTACTCACCCACAGTTTACTTCACTTTTCTTCGTTATTATGTCCCGCGAAATGATGCTTGGTCTTCTGTCAGTTGCTAACACTGGTGATGACATCTTGGCAGTCCTCGATGTTATTGAGAGTGATGTGCAAAGTGATAATCAAGGTGATGCCGTGAGTTATGTTAGTGGGGAATCTGTGACCTTCTGAGTATCATCGTGCTTTAGGGGTTACTAACTGTAGCCTCTAAAGTGTCCTAGTTATGTAAGCACTACTCAAACTTCTATGACCACCACTTTCCAGACAAATCTCACCGATACCACTTACAACGGTTGGACAAATTACGAGACTTGGAATGTTGCTCTCTGGATTGGTAATGATGAGGGTCTTTATCACTTAGCGCGTGAGGCAAAGGATTATCGTACCTTTGTTGATTGTCTGGAAGCATGTTCATTCAATCATGCAGCTACTCGTGACGGTGTTAAGTGGAATGACCCTAAAATCAATGTTATCGAGATGGATCAAATGTTCGACGAACTTTGATGCTAACTGCGGCAGGGGCAGAGCTTGACTTTGCCTCTGTAATTTGATAGAATGATGCGTGCGTGACCAGCAGTTATTTGCGGCGTTGATTTATATCGTCGCGGGCGGCGTGATAAAAACCCCTCACTACCCTAACCTACAGAGGTGACAAATCGACCTCTAAATATCACTCTCATAAAAAATTTCCGGATATGAAAAATCGCCCTTATTGGAATTTCTGGAAAGTTGTATTAGCTGGTTGGTGTATTCGATATCCAAAAACAATGTCCAAGGTGGTATTAATACCTCTTGGATTTTTTATTGTTTTGATATATAATGCGATTATGAATTGAAGTGAACTAAAAAAAATCCCGGAGGTAAAATGAACCCCACAAAAGTTTTTCACATATATGCTAAGGAAGAGTGTATATACAACAATTTAAGTGAAGAGGAGTTTACTAAGAAGTGGACTGAATTGAATGCAATGGTAGGGTTATTACATACTGATTATTCGCCCACTGATTTTTCCTACGAGGAAGTGTTGAGGTATCACGGTGGGTATTGTGGGGATAATACTACAGAACCTGCTGGTGAAGATTCATATTGACAGACTACATACTATGAGTTATAATTGAACTGAAGTAATTTCAAAACTATGGCAAAAGGATTTACTGTAAAAGCAAACACACCTACTACAAAGAAAGAGGAGTGGGACATTGCTGCTATCAAAGAACGAATGAAAGGTAAGACAATTGTATTTTGTCTACCTGGACGAGGAGTATCATATATCTTTCTAAAGAACTTTGTTCAACTTTGTTTTGACATGGTACAGAATGGTATGGCCATTCAGATTAGTCAAGACTATAGTTCAATGGTAAACTTTGCACGTTGTAAGGTATTGGGTGCGAATGTATTGCGTGGACCTGATCAAATTCCTTGGGATGGTAAATTGAAGTATGATTATCAATTGTGGATTGATAGTGATATTGTATTTGACACTAACAAGTTTTGGCAGTTATGTGATCTTGCGATTTCAGAGGATGGCACAGAGCGTGAGATTACAGCTGGGTGGTATGCCACTGAGGATGGACACACAACTTCTGTCGCACACTGGTTAGAAGAGGATGATTTCCGTAAGAATGGTGGAGTAATGAATCACGAAACTGTCGATTCCATCCAGAAGCGTAAGAAACCATTCACTGTAGATTATACAGGTTTTGGTTGGGTCATGATTAAGAAGGGTGTCTTTGAGGATGAGAAGATGAAGTATCCATGGTTTGCACCTAAGATGCAAGTATTTGAATCTGGAAGTGTTCAGGACATGTGTGGTGAGGATGTCTCATTCTGTCTTGATGCCATTGAAGCAGGTTATGATATTTGGTGTGATCCTCGAATTCGTGTTGGGCATGAAAAAACTCGTGTTATTTAAGCGTGACTCGTTTTAACTTATATTATGAAAATAAAGTAATTTGTAGCAACCTCTCGTTTGAAGAAGCAACAGAGGTTCTACAGGACTTCTCCGAAAAATTTTTCTCGGGTGAAGGTACTATTGAACCACAAAAAATTCAACTTAAGGAGATTTAATTATGGCACGATCAAAAGTTGGTCTTTCGGGTAATAAGATTATTGAATCAAAGCCCAAAAATACTCGTCAAGGGCAAGGTAAACATACTAAGTATGCTGCCACTTCCCGTAATGGTAAAAAGAAGATGTATCGTGGACAAGGTAAATAGATGTAACAATCCTTTGTTACTTTATGGCTGCATTAATATGTAACTTACCATCTGTTGAAGTATGGGTAAGAAAAGAATATCTCACTGATCATCAAAGTGGTCATGGTGAATTTGTAAAGGGCGTTTGGGTATCTTGTAAATCGATACCTGGGCGTGCTTTTTATTTTGAGACTTACTTACCAGAATATGCTGCAATGTATGATAAATTACCTATTAGTGCTTTTGTAAGTGAACCAGTAACACCTACACCTGATATGAATCTACCAAATCTACAGTTTTGGAACTGTATGGATTATGGTGTAGTATCAATTCATAAACAATTTATTGGTTCAATGGATTTTGAGTGCTATACTCGCGATCATGGTATTATGAAAGGAGAATATATTTGCACAATTGATAACTATCATCAAGATTGTGATATGATTGACTATGCAACAAGTGAAAATCCAGCTGAACACAAGTCTCATAACCTTATTGAACTGGATAATGGACAATATGCACTCTACCCAAACAATAGAATGCGTATTTTTGACAATAGTTTGACACCTGTTGACCCTAAGATGCCTGATTTTAAGGTATCAACTCAATATTATAGTGTTGAAAATGGTTTTGATCGACTTGGAATGGGTCGTGAGGACGAATATTTTTGGAAAACTGCTAAAGAACGCGAAAATTTACCTAAGGAGAACGAAAATGAATGATTTTTTAGACAATTTGGCAAATCATCAACATCAAAAAATGCTTCGTGAAATCTTAAATGATGATTTGACACCTAAAAAGAAGAAATTGCAACAAGAGGGAGAATTATTCGATCCTCAAAGTGATCCAGAACCACTTTACGAATGAGATTTGCCCCTATAAATAAGTCAGAACTTATAATATAATCATAAATAATGCCTTTAGAAAGGGTAAGTCAAGGTTTCAAAGATATTAGTGCATCATTTAAGGTTAATCCCCTTACATATGATGCCATTGCTTTGAATAATGCTTCTGCAATCGCAAGATCTGTTAGAAACATTGTCTTTACTGCTCCTGGTGAAAAGTTTTTTGATCCAGATTTTGGATCAAACATCAGTCAATCACTGTTTGAAAATATTGATAACATTACTGCAGTGACGATTAGAGATGAAATAGAAAACTCCATCATTAACTATGAGCCAAGAGTTTCATTATCTTCCGTTGTAGTCGATCCTGATTTCGATAACAACGGTTTTAATGTAACTATTGTCTACAGCATTATTGGAGTTGATATACCACCTCAACAGTTAGAGTTTGTATTAGAATCAACTCGATAAATGGCACTAGTAAACTACGCAAATCTGGATTTCGCCCAGATTAAATCTACACTTAGAGAATATCTAAGAAACAATTCTAATTTTACGGACTATGACTTTGAAGGGTCTAACTTGTCCACAATTTTAGATGTTTTAGCATACAATACTTACTTGGCATCATACAATGCCAATATGGTATCAAATGAGTGTTTCATTGATAGTGCAACATTAAGAGAAAATGTTGTCTCGCTCGCAAGAAATATTGGATATACCCCAAGATCAAGAAAGGCTTCAAGAGCAACTATTAGTTTTTTCGTTGATACTACTGGAATTACCCCAGCACCAACATCAATTACCTTGAATAAGGGCCCAATCGCAACATCGGGTGGTACTTTTGCTGGAAATTCTTATGTATTCTCCATTATGGATGATATAACAGTTCCTGTAGTGAATGGAGAAGCATCATTTGATACACTACCGATTTATGAAGGAACATATATTACTGAATCATATACTTATAGTTCAAGAAACCCAAATCAAAGATTTTTAATCAATAATCCTGGTGCAGATACTGATTTAATCCGTGTTAGAGTAGGAACAAATAGCTCTACAGCAAAAAGAACCTACACAAAACAAGATAGTTTATTTGATATTGATGGAGATTCAAGAGTTTTCTTCTTACAAGAGGTAGAAGATGAAAGATATGAAATAATTTTTGGTGATGGAGTCTTTGGCAAGGCACTAAGCGAAGGAAATGTCGTTGAAATCACCTATTTGGTCACTTCAGGTGGAAGTTCTAATGGATTGAGTAATTTTACATTCAATGGTCGAATGACTTATGTGAGAAATGGCATTACATATACCATTTCTCAAGGAATTTCAATTCTTACAACTGATATTTCTGCTACTGGTGGAGATGTTATTGAAAAAGTAGATTCAATTAAGAAGTTTGCTCCTAGAATCTATGCTTCTCAGAACAGAGCCCTAACTGCAAATGATTATGAAACACTAATTCCAACAAAAATCTATCCAGAAACAGAATCTATTTCTGTATTTGGTGGTGAAGAGTTAGTTCCTCCTCAATATGGAAAAGTTTTTATTAGTATCAAACCAAGAACAGGTGAATTTCTTCCAAATCTCATCAAAGAGAATATTAAGAGAGATTTGAAGAAATATGCAGTTGCAGGAATTGTTCCTGAAATTTTAGACCTCAAGTATCTTTACCTTGAGGTATCTTCTAAGATTTATTATAATTCAAATCAAGCATCTTCTGCTTCAGAGGTCTCTTCAATTATCCAAAATAATGTTGAGTCATATGCAGATTCAAGTGAACTGAATAAGTATGGTGCAAGATTCAAGTATAGTAAATTCTTAAAAATTATTGATGATAGTCATGAATCAATCACTTCAAATATCACCGCTGTATCGATGCGTAGAGATGTCAGGGCTGCCCTCAACACCCTTGCAGAGTATTCTATAGGGTTCGGTAATCAATTCCATATTTCAAGTATGAGTGGGTATAATATTCGCTCTAGTGCATTCAAGGTTGCTGGTATTACCCAAGATGTTTACATAGGTGATATTCCAAATACTAACAGAACGAATGGTTCTTTGTTCTTGTTTACACTTCAAAATCCAAATGCAACTGATCCAACAATTGTTAGAAGAAATGTTGGAAGGGTTGATTATGTGAAAGGTGTTATTACACTAAACCCAATCAACATTCAATCAACTCAGAAAGTTATTGACGGCCAATCAACAATTCAAATTGTTGTTACACCACAATCAAATGATGTGATTGGACTGCAAGATTTATATCTACAATTGGATGTCAACAATAGTGTTTTTGAGATGGTAAATGATTCTATTGCTTCTGGGTTAGACCCATCCGCATCATCATATGTCGTTTCTTCAAGTTACGACTATAACAGAGGTTTGTTGGTAAGGCCATAAAATGACACAGACTAGAATTCCTTTCAAGACCATTGTAAAGAATCAACTTCCCAGTTATGTTAGGGATGAGTTTCCTCTTTTGGGGGAATTTTTATCGCAATATTATCTTTCTCAAGAATTTCAGGGCGCTCCTCTTGATTTACTACAAAATATTGATCGATATGTTAAGTTAAACAATAACGCAAATGTTACTAAGTCAGTTTTGCTGAGAAATAACATTACATACTATGATGATATCATATATGTGTCAAACACTAATGGTTTTCCCGATGAATATGGATTGATTAAAATTGATGATGAAATTATAACTTATACTGGAAAAAATAGTTTTAGTTTTACTGGTTGTATTCGTGGTTTCCAAGGTTATTCTCAAAACGATGTAAATGATACTTTTACTTTCTCAAATACTACTTCTAGTAGTCATGCTGCAGAAGCAACTGTAGAAAATTTAAGTGTTGATTTCTTATTGAGATTCTTTAAGAAAGTAAAGCATCAATTTTTACCTGGACTTGAAGACACTGCATTATCAGATAAAATTGATAAAAACCTTTTTGTTAAACAAGCAAAGGATTTTTATACATCAAAGGGAACCGATCAGTCTTTTAAGATTTTATTCAAAGCACTGTATGGTGAAGAAGTTAATATCATAAAACCTGCGGAAAATCTTTTTTCTCCATCACAATCATTATATAAAATCACAAAGAATATGATTGTTGAGCCAATTTCAGGCAATGTGATGGATACTAAAGGATACACTCTGTATCAATATGAATACAAAGATTTAATTAATAAATCCTACGCACCAATTACTGATGTAGAGCGTGTTCTTGTTGGTGGAGCAACTACAGATTATTATAGAATAAGTTTTGATGCAAATTACAATAGAGATCTTCAGTTTGATGGCGCAGAATATGGAGGATTTGTTGCATATCCAAAAACCAAACTGATTGGAAACTATACATCCTCCTCTACAACTTTTGATGTTGATTCGACAGTAGGTTTCCCAACTTCTGGAGAGTTGATTGTGACTTATGACGATAGAACTACTGGAATTGTTTCATATACATCAAAATCAATAACTCAATTTTATAATGTTAGCGGAATTACAAATACAATCTCGGATAAAAGCACAGTTGGTATCAATACTTTTGCTACGGTTAGTTTAGATGATGAAAATATAGTAACTGTTAGAATTGTAAATGTTTTAAGCGATTATCATGTTGGAGAGCAAGTTGGTTGGGTAAAAGGAAATCCATATTATGGCCCCTATCATATCCATAGAGGAAGAAAAATGGTTGGGGCAAAACATGTTTCAAGTCTACATGATTACATCTATGATACTAAAGAATCTAGTCTAAAAAATCTTGGAGGAGACACTGCATCAACTTCTGGAACTGGTGGTAGTTCTTCTAGCATATCTGCTTCTACAAGCACATCTTCTACAGCATCTTTTAGTAGTGGTGGGGGAAGTTCTTCTTCTTC